GACAAGTTTTTTTTCGTGAAACCTGAGCAGCCGGACCTTGTTTCAATCCTCATCGACAACGCGACGGAGCATATCAGCGTCAAGGCGGGGGAAAAACTGGGGATCATCGTTGATCCATGGAACCACCTAGACCACAACCGGCCCGCGCATCTTTCTGAAACGGAATACGTGAGCATGTCGTTATCGGCCGCGATCAAGGCAGTGCGCATAGCGAACATGCACCTGTGGCTGGTTGCGCACCCCTCGAAAATGTTTCGCGACCGTGACGGAAAATATCCGATACCGACGCCGCGCGATGTTTCAGGCAGCGCTCACTGGTGGGCGAAGGCGGATAACTGCATCACGATTCATCGGGACCAGACGAGCCGATCACAGGAGGTCGAAGTCCACGTGCAGAAGGTTCGTTTCAAGCACTGCGGCCACGTCGGGATGACCACCTTGCTCTACGACCGCGTCACGGGGCGCTATCATGAGCCGCTGAAAACCGTCCCACGTTCAGTTATCAAGGATTGATTCCATGATCAAACCAAGTCAGCCGCTACCGCCGAAGGCTCCCGAGTTCCTGCCGCCGATGCGCGAGCCGGGGGAGGATTGATGGACTACGGGCATTTTTTACGGGAAAAAATGCAGCTCGGAACATTCGATGGCTTCGAGCCGAAGTTCCTGCCTGATTTCCTTTTCGATTTTCAGCGCGAACTTGTGACATGGGCGACGACGAAAGGTAAAGCCGCGCTGTTCGAGGATTGTGGACTCGGAAAGACCCCGCAACAATTGGTCTGGGCTGAGAACGTCGTGCGTCAGACGAACAAGCCGGTCCTGATCCTAACGCCGCTCGCAGTATCTCAGCAGACGATTGGTGAGGCGCATAAGTTCAATATCGAGGCACACCGTTCACACAAGGGCGAGGTCGAGCCCGGCATCAACATCACGAATTACGAGCGGCTGCATCATTTTAATTCGGCAGATTTTGCTGGCTGTGTCTGTGATGAGTCGAGCATTCTCAAGTCCTTCGATGGTGCGCGACGGAACGAGATTACGGAGTTCATGAGGAAGCTTCGCTATCGCTTGCTCTGCACCGCAACGGCTGCGCCGAACGATTATGTCGAACTGGGGACGAGCAGCGAGGCATTAGGTGAACTCGGTCACACGGATATGCTCACGCGCTTTTTCAAGAACGATCAGAACACGATCAAGACAATGCGATTTCAAAATAAACTGGACGAAGGCGCGAAGTGGCGCTTTAAGGGTCATGCGGAGATTCCATTTTGGCGGTGGGTCTGCTCATGGGCTCGGGCGCTTCGCAGACCTTCCGACATCGGATGCGATGACGATGGATTCATTCTCCCGCCGTTGATTGAGCAGGACTATCTCGTAGAGGCGAGGACAACTGCGCCCGGCATGTTGTTCTCGCTGCCAGCCGTGGGCCTGCGCGAGCAACGCGAGGAACGCCGCCGCACGATCAAAGAGCGGTGTGAAAAGGTGGCCTCGCTCGTCGCGGATACTGGCAAGCCCGCTGTCGTGTGGTGCCACCTGAACGAGGAAGGTGATTTGCTGGAACAGATGATTCCCGATGCGGAACAAGTAAGCGGCAAGGACTCAGACGAGGCGAAGGAGGCGAAGTTCGAGATGTTCACGCAGGGTGATGCGCGCATCATCATCACGAAGCCGAAGATAGGGGCGTGGGGCCTAAATTGGCAGCACTGTGCGCACGTAACCTTTTTCCCGTCGCACTCATTCGAGCAGTATTACCAGGGGGTGCGGCGTTGCTGGCGATTCGGGCAAAAGAATTCGGTGCGCGTAGACATCGTGACAACCGAGGGCGAGAAGTCGGTGTTGAAGAACCTACAACGCAAGGCCGAGGCGGCGGACAAAATGTTCTCCGATCTCGTGACGCACATGAATGATTCGCTTGCTATCGACCGGGGCGTGAAATTCACCGAAAGGGAAAAGGTGCCCGCATGGCTGTAATGGAGCAAAAGCTGGCCGACAACTATGCGATCTACTGCGGAGATTGCATCGAGGTGATGGCGAGACTCCCGAAAGAATCCGTCCACCTTTCGATCTATAGCCCACCGTTCGGAGGCTTGTATCACTACTCCAGCAGCGAGCGCGACCTCTCCAACTGCCGAGACTACGAGCAGTTCTTCGAGCATTATGCTTTCGTGGTGCGCGACTTATTCCGCCTGACTCTGCCCGGGCGCATGACCGCCGTGCATTCAATGGACGTGCCGAGCGGGAACAGCGGGATGGATTATCTGATCGACTTCCCCGGAGACATCATCCGGCTCCACGAGAAGGAAGGCTGGCGCTATATTCCCCGCTACGCCATTTGGAAGGAACCGCTTGCTGTGCGAAACCGCACGATGGCAAAGAACCTCGCGCATAAGACGATCGTGGATGATTCCTCACGTTGTAGCGTGGCGTCTGCAGATTATCTGCTCGTGTTTCGCAAGAAGGGCGAGAATCGCATCCCCATCGTGCATCCTCAGGGTCTGACCGAATACGCCGGCGAGCGCAGGATTCCGCATGAACTCCTGCAGTGGCGCGAGTGGAAAGGTAATCAGATCGAGAATCGGTATTCGCATTGGATTTGGCGTCAGTATGCCTCGGCGTTTTGGGACGACATCCGCATCGGTCGTGTGCTGCCGTTTAAGGCCGCGAAGGATTCAGAGGACGAGAAGCACGTCCATCCGCTGCAGCTCGACGTAATTGACCGCGTGATGACTCTCTGGTCGAATCCTGGCGAGACGATTTTGACGCCATTCATGGGCGTTGGCTCCGAGGTTTACGGCGCACTGTGTGCTGGGCGCAAAGCTATCGGCATAGAACTGAAATCGAGCTATTATCGGCAGGCAGAGAAGAATGTAGCAGTTGCGCACGCAGGAAAACGGCACGAAGATCAGCAAGCACTGGTGTTCGATCAGGAGGAACAGGAACGTGAATATGCGGAGTCTAATTCATGACCAAGCCCCGCACCGCCCAATCGAACCCCCTGCGCTGTCATGGCGCATTCGTCGGTGGGCGACTCGATCTGCGGACCTTACGGGAGACCGCGCCTCAATCGCAAGCCTCGGGCGAGCTTTGGAATCCCAAGCACCGCTTAACCGTGCGCGTGTGTCGGGTGAGCTGGAGACGGGTGTGATCTCCTTCTCCGTCCTTGGTATCGCGCAAACCGCCGGCAGCAAGCGCGCCTTTCCCTTCAAGCGCAAGGATGGGCGTCTCGGCGTAGCGGTGTCGGACGCCAACCCGAGGTCGAAGGACTGGAAGGCGTCTGTCGCGTGGGCCGCGCGCGAGGCCGTGGGCTTAGGCTTCGTCCCGTTGCGTTGCCCACTGGAGGTTGAGTTCACGTTCCATCGGACGAGGCCGCAGGCGCATAAGGTCGGCAAGGCCGGTCCAAATAAGGGCTGGCGCGAGCACCCGTTTCCGAACGGTCGGCCCGACGTGTTGAAACTCGCGCGGGCCTGCGAGGACGCCTTGACTGGCGTGGTGTGGCACGACGACTCGCAGATCGTCACCGAGACGCTGCGCAAGCGATGGGGCGACGCTCCGCGTGTTGAGATCGTCGTGAAGGAGGCGACGTGACGGGCGTCGAGCACCTGAAGCGCGTGCGTGCCCTGCGTTGCAGGGTGTGTCGTATGATGGGCATCACGCAGACGACGCCGACGGCGGCGCACCACGTCGGCGACACGGCGTCACGCTCCGACTGGCTCACGATAGCGCTCTGTCACGATCATCACCAAGGGCCGAACGGCTTCCACGGTCTCGGAGAGCGCGAGTTCAATCGGCGCTATAACACGACGGAGCTGCGTCTGCTGGGCGACACCGTGCAGGCGCTGGCGCGGGTTTGAGGAGATGCTACGAAAATGCTCTTAACCCCATCCCAACGCCGTGCGCTCGTACTCGATCAGCTCGCCTCCGGTCCCAAGAGCGTGAGCCAGTTGGGCGCTGTCACCTCACTCCCGCTCACGAGCACCTGGGTGACGGTTCGTGACCTCGTGCTCGCGGGAGCGATTCGCGTCGCGGGTTACGGCCCCAATCCTGGAAGGCTCGGCGGCCAGCCGCTGAAGCTCTACGGGCTTACGGGCATGGCGCTCAACGTCTTGAGGT